AAATTGCCTACATTGGTTCTGTTGTTCGAGGTTTTTTAAGTTTATATCAATAAGGAGATACCATGAAAGGTAGTCAATACGTAGCCAAGTTTTTAAAAGCCATTGGCGCAAACAAAGTGTTTCAAGTACAAGGTGGTGCAATCACATTCATGATTGATCAAATTGCACTGGAAGAAGGCATGGAAGTAGTATGCTTCCAACACGAACAAGCCGCAGCAATGGCAGCAGATGCCCTGTGGCGCACCAATGGACAACTAGGTGTGTCAATGGCAACATCAGGTCCAGGTGCAAGTAATCTGATCACAGGTATTGCTTGTGGATACTATGATAGTATTCCTAGTTTGCACATCACTGGACAAGTCAACTACGAAGAACAGAAACTGTATCGTGGTGCCGCTGTGCGCCAAGCAGGCTTCCAACAAATGGATATTGTCAGCATGGTCCGGCCTGTGTGCAAGTATGCTGTGAACGTCACTACACACGATGAAATGCGTCGCGAATTAAAACGTGCTGTGGAAGAAGCGTATTCAGGACGCATGGGACCTGTGCTTGTTGACATTCCGATGAACTTGCAAAACGCTGAAATGGAAGACAGCACAATGCTGTTGCCTGATTCTAACAAATGGAGTGCTGTTGATACTGGCACAAGTCCTGAACAAGTGGGCAAAATAATTCAACAGTTCCTAGGCTCTGCACAGCGCCCACTGATTGTGTTTGGTGCCGGTGTCGGTCTTGCTGGTCAACACGCAGAGCTAGAACGCTGGTTGAGTTCTAATCGTATTCCGTTTGTGGCCACTTGGGCGGCATTGAATTATTTTAATCACGAAGCACCTAACTATATTGGCCACTTTGGCGTATATGGCAATCGCGGCGGCAACAATGCTATTCAAAACGCAGACCGAATACTGGTGCTGGGATCACGATTAGACAACCGTCAACGATCGGGCAATCCTGCAAATTTTGCACCCAATGCCAAGATACTGTGCGTTGATCTTGATGTCGCCGAGCTAGACAAACTAGATCCCGATGCGTATCTACGTATTCATTTTGATTTGCGTAATCTTGCCAAAGCATTGCGAGGAGTAGAAAAGCCCAAGTTTGATCCAACATGGACACAATATTGTCAAGGACTGAAAGCAAAGTATTTCAACAAAGATACCAGTTCAAATAGCAAACAATATGACACAATGAGTCCATACGCTGTGGTAGAGAAACTACAACAAGTGGCAGAACCCAATGCTGTTATCACCACAGATGCAGGTGCCAATCACTGCTGGGTATATCAAACCTTCTATCGCAATCATGGTCAGTTGTTGATGACTAGTTCCGGTCATTATGCCATGGGCTATGCGTTGCCCGCGTCAATTGGTGCTGCATTGGTAGCACCCGATCGCCAACACATCTGTTCCAATGGCGATGGCGGCATTCAAATGAACTTGCAAGAATTGCAAACTGTCAAAGAGTATGATTTGGATATCAAAGTGGTTGTGTTTAACAATCGACGTTTGGGTATGATTTGTCAATTCCAAGATACTTACATGGACGGTCGACATGCTGCCACAGAAAATGGCCCCGGACGTCCTGATTTTAGAAAGATTGCCGGGGCGTTTGATTTTGATTATGTGTTGATTACTTCTCTAGATCAAATTAGTGCAGAGACTCTGAAACCCGGGCGTAGAATTATTGAAATCAAAATTCATCCAGGTGTGCAAATTGAACCCAAGTTAGAAAAAGGTCGCCCAATCAATGATCAATCACCGTTGGTCAGCGACGAAGAATTTGCCGCTGGCAATCCATATTATACCTACGAGAGAATTCGTTGAGAGTATTGGTTACAGGAGCCGGGGGATTTCTCGGCTCGTATCTTGCTCGTCACTTACCGCACGATGTTGTTGCGCTAACCCGGCAACAACTAGACTTGTCGGATACACTGGCAACATACGATCATTTTCAAAACAACAGATACGACGCAGTAATCCATTGCGGTGCAGCAGGACGCAACACACCATTGGCCGAAGATTGGAACATAGTCAATAATAATTTACAGTCGGTTATGAATCTCATGATCAACAATCGTGAGTTTAACAAACTGATCAACATCGGCACCGGTGCCGAATTTGATGTCAGTCGCGACATCGACTGTGTGAGCGAAAATGAAATATTCAATCGTATGCCGCCTCAAAGCTATGGGATGAGTAAAAATCTCATAGCCAGATATTTGCGTGGTCATCCCATGTGCTACAATCTGCGACTGTTTGGTTGTTTTGATTCGTCCGAAGACTCTGCTAGATTGCTCAAAAAGCTGCATTCCACTGTGACGCAGGGCAAGAAGTTTACTATTTCAGATAGAGAATTTGACATGATCAGTGCCAGCGATTTTGCCATTGTTGTCAATGCTGTGCTAAATGGCACCGTAAATTATCGAGATATCAACTGTGTGTATGCCAAAAAGTATAGACTTAGTGAAATATTGAGTGTATACTGTGACAAACATGGGCTGGATCGATCCTTGATTGAAATCAACGGACAAGGATTGAATTATACCGGCAATGGTGACACACTGTCTAAATACAATCTCAATCTACTTGGATTAGAACAATCATTATCGAACTATGAAATTAAAAATCAGTGAACTATTTTATTCTGCACAGGGTGAAGGCCGCTTTGTTGGCGTTCCTAGTGTGTTCTTACGAACCTTCGGTTGCAATTTTACTTGCTCGGGATTCGGATGCAAGCCGGGCGAGATTTCAACAGAGGCAGACGAAGTTGCGAAGAATATCTCTTTGTATAAGGACTTTGCTAGCCTCCCGCTGGTTAGCACTGGTTGTGATTCCTACGCATCATGGCACCCAGCATTTAAGGATCTCAGCCCGACTGTGGAAACTGCGGACTTAGTAGATCAAATGCTGGCGCTGACACCCAATCATCGTTGGGTGCAAGACAATGGCAACGACGTGCATTTGGTTATCACAGGTGGCGAGCCATTGTTGGGTTGGCAACGTGCATACACAGAACTTCTAAGTCACGAACGCATGGCAGATCTGCGTAACATTACATTCGAAACAAATGGCACTCAAACACTACAAGGAAAGTTCATTGACTACTTGTTAGATTGGAGTGAAATTGCTGGAAATGAAATTACATTCTCAGTAAGTCCAAAGCTAAGTGCATCAGGAGAGAAGTGGGATGAAGCTATTCGTCCTGAGATTGTTCGCATGTATCAAGACTATGGCTTTACATATTTGAAGTTTGTTGTCGAAACAGAGCAGCACTTTGCAGAAGTAGATCGGGCTGTGGGTCAATATCGTGCAGTGGGATTCAATGGTCCTGTGTTTGTAATGCCACAGGGTGGTGTGGTCACTCCTTATGCACAGAATCGTGTTCGAGTAGCTGACTGGGCATTGACCAAAGGTTATAATTACAGTCCACGCTTGCATGTGGACTTGTGGGGAAATGGTTGGGGGAAATAATGAAATTACACGCACAAATCTCAAAATGGATCAAAGACTATGCCAAAAAGGCAAAAGTCAGCACATTAGTCGTTGGTATCTCGGGCGGCATCGACAGCTCTGTTGTTAGCGCACTGTGTGCCAAGACTGGCATGAAAACTATTGTTGTCCAAATGCCAATTCGTCAAGACAAGAAACTAGACAAGCGCAGTTCTTTACACGCAACTTGGTTGCTGAATCGTTTCCCTGATAACGTGCATCACATGGCCATGGACTTGACCCCTGTGTTCTCTGCATTTGAGAAAAAAGTGGATCCGTTCTGTGATATTGCGGATGATTCTTACGAAACATACAAACTGGCCAGTGCCAACTCACGTGCTCGACTGCGTATGATGACGCTGTATCAAATCGCACAATGCCACGGCGGTATTGTTGTGGGCACAGGCAACAAGGTAGAAGACTTTGGCGTGGGCTTTTTTACCAAATACGGTGACGGTGGAGTAGACATCAGTCCCATTGGTGATTGTTTGAAAACCGAAGTGTGGGCAATGGCTCGTGAGCTAGGAATCGAACAAGAAATTATCGACGCCCCTCCTACAGATGGATTGTGGGACGACGGTCGCACAGACGAAAGTCAATTGGGCATGACTTACCCAGAGTTAGAACACGCAATGGCTCTCGACAATGCTGACAATTGTGTGTATGATCCATTGGCGCTGACTAAAACAGAAAAGGCACAACTTAAAAAGTATCGTGAGATTCGTGCTCGTAATATGCACAAGATGGCGCCTATTCCTGTGTTCAAGAAGGGAAAGTAATATGGGATTCTTTGATAGATTTAAAAAGAAAAAGCATGAGCCTGCACCCAAGGTTGCAGAAATTCCCAAACCAAAAAAGAAAACTGAGAAAGAGATAGCTACGGAACGTGGAGAGCCTTACGTCACAATTCTCAGCATGGAGATTGATCCCAACAACCTGCATCAAGGTGCGTTTGAATTGGACTGGAATGACAAGTTTGTAAGCAATTTGATTCGTGCAGGATATCAAATGAAACCCGACGACACCGATGCCGACATTGTGGATCGTTGGTTCCAAAATGTCTGCAGACACGTTGTTATGGAAACTTGGGAACAAGAAGAAGCCATGCGTCAGTCGGGCATCTATGTTAAGACAACAGATTTAGGCAACGGTCGCAAAGAAGTCAGCTAATGGTAATAATCAGCATCAACGGCATCGTTCAAATTCCCGGTGTTGATTATCATCTAGGAAAAGACAGTGTTGCATTTTTACAGGCACCGCAGCGTGGTTCATCTATAACAATAATGACCGAGAAAGGTGTTCTCATGAATGTAATAGGCGACGGGTCTACATATCTGTTTAGATACATCGATGAAGAATCATCAAAAATTACTGAAATGTTAGAACAAGCATTTAAACACAGAGATGTTCCGGCAGTGGCAGATCAATTGGAACGATTAAAAGTTGTAGTAGAATTAGCGAAACAATGACAATACTTTATGTCAACGGCGATAGCCATACTGCCGCAGCCGAGGCAATGAACCATCATGCATTTGCTATGGACGATGGCGATTTATTTTATTTGGGTAGAAGACCGCATCCGGCAAATCTAGCAGTGAGTTGGGGCAAAATGTTGAGTGGTTCGCTGAGAACCAGTTTTCATTGTGACGCCGAAAGTGCTAGTTCCAATCAACGTATTTTAAGAACAACACGGGATTGGTTAGCACAGCCGCGCAATCAAGATGCTCTAGTAATCATTCAATGGAGTACCTGGGAACGCGAAGAATGGCAAGACGAGGATGGCACATACTTTCAGGTTAATGCATCGGGCATAGATGATGTTCCGGGCAGCATGAAGCTGCGATACCAAAATTTTGTAATTGATGTGGATTGGCATGTTTGCACTCAAATGTGGCATGAACGTATCTGGAAGTTCCATCTTGAACTAGAAGCTCAAGGAATCCCACACATTTTCTTCAACGGCAACAACGATTTTAGTACCATTCCAGATCGATACGACTGGGGCACAAGCTATATTGATCCTTACAGTCCAAACGGCACATACGATGCAATATTAAAACAAAATAATTACCAAACTGTTGCACCCGAATCCTGGCATTTTGGACCAGAAGCCCATTGCTTTTGGGCAAATTATCTGCTACAATACATTGTTCGCAACCAACTAATGTAAGGCTTTTTATGCGCTATGTGTTAATTGACACAAGTAATTTGTTTTTTCGTGCCCGCCACTCTGCCCATCGTGCCAGCGATACTTGGACCAAACTGGGGTTTTCGTTGCAGGTTACACTAATGAGTGCAAACAAAGTGGCTCGCAAATTTGGGGCAGATCACATGGTATTTGCACTAGAAGGTCGAAGCTGGCGCAAAGATGCTTACAAGCCCTACAAAGCAAACCGCACTGAAGCACGCCAAGCAATGACCGAAACAGAAGCGGATGAAGACAAATTGTTTTGGGAAACCTATGACGAACTGACTAAATACTTGTCTACACGAACCAACTGTAGCGTTATTCGCTGTGCCACAGCAGAAGCAGATGACGTAATTGCACGTTGGATTGCTTTACACCCCCAAGACGAACATGTTATTGTAAGTTCAGATTCTGATTTTGTGCAGTTGGTTGCACCCAACGTCAGTCTCTACAACGGTATTACCGATCAACTGTTTACGCCAGACGGGGTAAAAGATGACAAAGGTCGTTCATTGAAGTTTACAGTCAAAAGCGATAGCAAGATCAAAGTTGAGAAACCCGATCCCGACTTTGTGCCACCTGTGGATTATCACCGGTGGGCATTGTTCCTGAAATGTATCCGTGGTGACACAGGAGACAATGTGTTTTCTGCTTATCCCGGTGCTCCTATTAAGGGTAGCAAGAATCGAGTTGGCCTAACCGAAGCATTTGAAGACCGTGACAAGAAAGGATATTCTTGGAACAATCTCATGCTTCAGCGTTGGACCGACCACAATGAACAAGAACACAAGGTGTTAGACGACTACGAGCGTAATCGCACACTGATTGATCTTACATGTCAGCCCGATGATATTAAAGCAACTGTAGATGCAGCCATTCGTGAACAAATCAGTCACAGAGACATTGGACAAGTTGGCATGCACTTTCTAAAGTTCTGTGGCAAATACGAGCTCAACAAGCTGAGTGAGTTTGCTGATCCAATTAGTCGTTGGATGAATGAAACATACAAAGGAGTTTTAAATGATAGTAGCCAAACCAGTAATTGATAAACAGTTTTGGATCCTACAAGATGGCAGTGAAAAAGTAGGCAATGTCGAAGCTGCCCAGGGCGGTGGATTCAATGTCAAACTCAACGATACTATTCAGCAATACAAAAGTATCAAGATGGTCACTCAATTGCACAACATTGTGTTTGAGCAGCCACCAAAGACTCAAAAGAAAACAACTGGCAATGATGTGCATGGATACA